GACATTATGGCTCGCGATCTGCAAGCCGCTCTCGATAATCCCTCGTATCGTTCAATCATCATCAATTTCGATACACCGGGCGGTGAAGTGACCGGCGTTGACGAGTTGGCGAAAGCGATCAGAGCAGGCAAGGCTGTAAAGCCGATTATCGCTTATGTCGGCGGATCGGCGGCGTCGGCCGGATATTGGCTTGCCTCTCAGGCTACCGAGATAGTGATCGCTGAAACTGCGATCCTCGGGTCTATCGGCGTTCGTGCGGCCTTTCAGGACACGAGTAAGAAAGACGCGGAAGCTGGACGGCGAGAGTTCATTTCCTCGCAGTCTCCCGGCAAACGGACAGACCTTTCAACAGATGAGGGCAAAGCACGTATTCAAAACACGATTGATGCTCTCGCAGACGTTTTTATCGCCACGGTTGCAAGTGGTCGAGGGGTGAAGCCCGACGACGTGATCGCCAAATTTGGCGGTGGCGACGTACTTATCGGATCGGCCGCAGTAGCGGCCGGAATGGCTAATCGCATCGGCACTTACGAGGCGGTAATCGCAGAACTGGCAGGGCGCAGCCCTTCGCCAACAACCAACAGAAGGACTGCAAAGATGGAAAATGAACAGATTGAAGCTGCGCGCAAGGAAGGCGAAAAGATTGGTGCAACGGCAGAACGTAGCCGTATTCAGGCGATTTTGAACCTGCCGGAAGCAAAAGGCCGCGAAGCCTCGGCGGCTCACCTCGCATTTACGACCGACCTGTCGGCTGATGTTGTGAAAGGCGCTCTCGCTGGCCTGACTGCCTCGACAACTGAGCAGACCACGGAAAGCGAACAGCAGCAGCCACAGCCGACAGGTCCGCGCTCAAGCGAAGCATCTGGCGGCCTTGTAACTTTCGACCCGAAAGCAGACCAACCGCAGACCTCCGCCGAAAAGACGAAAGCGTCGTGGGGCAAGGTCACGAGCAAACTGAACGCCGGTATGTGATCGCGAGCGCGCCTTCAGGCGCACGCGATCCGCTGTGATTAATCCCTCTTATTGGAGAATTTGAACAATGTCTAAAGTGTTCAACGAACCGCGCCACGCGGGAGAATTTATTTTGAACGAGGCCAACGGCCAGCGATCCCGTGAAGGCGTCACCATTGGCGAAAACCAGAAGATCGACCCGGGCGCTCTCTTGGCTTTGCTCGCGCAAGACGGCGGTGTTACGACCTCGGTCGCGGCGGGTTCCGGTAACACCGGTAACGGTACTCTGGATATGGCTTCACCGGCCGTTTCTTCAAAAGCAAAGAACGGCACCTATACCGCGACCGCGGCCTCGGACACGGTTTTCGCCGTAGCAAGCCCGACCGGAGCAAGTCTCGGAAACGCGACCGTTGGGACAGCGTTCAACAAAGAAATCAAGTTTACGATCACTGCGGGCGCGACGGCTTTCGCTGCGGGCGATAGCTTTGATATCGATGTCGGCGTTGAAACACCGGGCGATTACCACGCCGTCGCATATGATCCGGAAGGCGACGACGGCAGCGAAAAGGCTGTAGCGGTCGCCATTTATCCGGCCGTTACCGGTGCTGGTGAAACCGTCAAGATCGCCGCGATTTTCCGCGATGCCGAAGTGAACGGCCAGTGCCTCGCTTGGCCGGAAGACGTAACCGCCGAACAGAAGGCAGCGGCAACCGCCGATCTCGCCTCCGTCGGTATTCTCGTTCGCTGACGCTCCAACGTCTCGACGTAATTTTTTCTTTTGGAGACATCGCAGATGTTGGATATTTTTAATAACGATGCGTTCTCGGTTGCCAATCTGACCGACGCAATCAATGAACTGAAATACAAGCCGGGCCGCATTGGCGAAATGGGACTTTTCACCGGTAGCGGCGTCGATACAACGACAATCGCCATTGAAAAGAAGGGCGATATTCTGACTATCGTACCTCCGACCCCTCGTGGTGCGCCGGGTACGACAATCGCTAAAGAAAAACGCGATTTGCGTTCTCTGATCATCCCGCATTTCGAAATTAACGATGCGGTGTATGCAGAGGAAGTACAAGGCGTTCGTGCCTTTGGAACCGAGCGTGCACTCGAAACCGTTATGACGAAAGTCGGTCAGCGCCAACAAACCCACGTCATTAATTTTGCTGTCACCGAAGAACATGCCCGCCTCGGTGCAGTAAAGGGTATCGTTACCTATGCGGATGGCACAACGCTTAATTTGTTTCACGAGTTTGGCGTTAAGCAGGAAAACGAGATCGATTTCGCCCTCGCTGCCGCGAACCCTGCCGAGGGTATCCTCCGTAAGAAATGCGCTTCAATCGTCCGCAAAATGTCTGACATTCTTGGCGGCGTACCGTTCACCGGTATTCATTCTTTTGTCGGTGATGATTTCTTTGATGATCTGCTCTCGCATCCGGAAGTTCGCGAAACCTTTAAAGGCTGGTCGGAAGCTCAAATTCTGCGCGAGGGCTATATCGGCCCGAACCGTTCAAGCTACGGCATCTTTGAGTTTGGTGGCATTGTCTGGGAAAACTATCGCGGCGGTATCATTGAGGGAAAAACCTTCATCGAAAGCGATAAAGCGAACTTCTTCCCGACCGGTGTTCCGGGGCTGTTTAAAACTGCGTTTGCACCTGCCGATTACATCGACACAGTAAATACAATCGGTCAGCGTCTCTATACCAAGCAGTACCGTATGCAGAACGACAAGGGTATTAATCTGGATACTCAGATGAACGCGCTGCAATATTGCACGCGTCCGAAGGTTCTCTTGCGCGGCAAGCGGTAATCGCCATGCGCTTAAACAGTCTCGCAGCACGCACCGCCTTTAGGGCGGTGCAACGCGAGTTTGGTGAGGTCGTACAGATTGAACCGCTTATACAGGGCGAGCTTTCTGTTGACCTCACCGACCCCTCCCGCAAAATTGTTAAGGTTTATGCGATCATCGCGCTCACGCCGAAAACGGATATTCTCGACGGCTCGCGGCAAGGCTCGAAGATCAACACGACAACGCGATTTACGCAGAGAGACGCGGCTATATGGCTCCGCCCCGAAGTGTATGCCGCAATCTCGTACGAACTTCGCGAAGGGGATCGCGTCCGCATGATTGAGCGGCCGAGTGAGCCGCCTTACAAAGTGTCTCGCGCACCGGCAAGCTCCGACCGTGGCGATATTATTGTTTCTCTTGTTCTGGATGGTAACCGATGAGCCTTACAGCCCTTGCCGTTCGCTTTGCAACAATCCGCGCCCTTAAAGGGCGGACATTCGCCGAGGATCGGGTCTTTGACAGCAAGATTAATCCGGTAAATCTCGTTGCGAGAAACGAGAGCAAGCCGGTTATTATCGTCACCACGGACGACGACAATATCGACATTACGGGCAAGAGCTTGCGCGCGGGCAATCATAAGCTTGAGCTTGTGATCGAGATCGCCGTTACGCAGAAAATCGAGGTCGAAGTCGAAAACGGCGACAAGACCGAAGTTATTACTATCCCTGCAAGCGATGCAGGGCTTGAGGCAACCGTCGGCCTGATCGGCTGGCAGATTGCGAAAGCTCTTTCCGCAGACGGTGGGAATTGGGGAAATATTTGGCGCACCCTTGTGACGAATGTTCATTCGATTTCAAGCCGACGCGGCGCAGACGAGGAAAACGGCGTCCGTTATGCTGCGCGGCAATATATCTATTCTCTTGATCACATAGACGAACCGACGCCGGGAGAGACCCCGTGTGAGGGTGGCGCATGGGAAAAGATACTAACCGCCATGAAGGGCGACGCCGACTATGCCGGTGTCGCGAAGCTTATCGAAGCCGAAATCACAGGCGGCGACTATATGCCGTGGGAGATCGCTCGCGGGCACCTCGGCATCGCCGACGACGTTGCTGAGATTATCGGCACAAACCCAATTAAAATCGACGAAATTGTCCCTCTCTCTGCCATTGACCTTACAGACGAGTTTACGATTGATGAGCGGCGGGCAAACGAAATTGACGGGGCGGAGAAATGAGGCTTGATCAATTCCTTGCCGATCTGCTCCGCCGAACGGCAGAGATCGAGCGGCGTTTCGACGGCATGGTTTCGCAGGGAACCGTTCACGAGGTTGAACCGAAAGGTGGTACCGTCCGTCTCCGCATTGGCGGGACGGACGAGGAACCGTTTCTCTCCCCTCCGATCCCGTATGCTCAAACGGCGGGCGCTCTAAAGGTTCACGCTCCTCCGTCAAAGGGGCAGCAAATGACGGTCTTGAACGGATCAGGAGATTTTCGCCAAGGTCTTGCGCTGCCTATGACATGGAGCGACAGCAATAAGTCGCCGAGTGAGAAAGGCGATGAAAACGTCCTGACATTTGGCAATTTCAGAATTGAACTTCGCGGCGATGAGTTGCGCATAACCGTCGGCGGTTTCATCGTATCGCTGACCGCAGATGGGGCTTTCTTTACAGTCGGCGGTATCACTCATGCGATTAGCGGTAATGGCGTTGAAACGAAGGGAGGAACGGTCAAGCACGATGAAAAGAACATAGGTTCCGATCACGTACATGGCGGCGTTTCTCCGGGCGGCTCTAACACTGCCGTCCCATCGAATTAAAGAGGCAGCGATGAAAAAGACTTATCTCGTCACCGAGCGCGCCGGTCGCTACGTCGTAGGCCAGCGCAAGCCGGATAGCGGCCGGATAGTGCTTTCGGACAATCAGGCAGCCTATGAACTGGCTCTCGGAACTATTGTTCTCGCTCGCGATGGTGCTGAGGCCGAGGCTCTCCCAGAGAAAAAGACAAAGCGGCGTAAAGCCGGAGAAACCTTGGAGGCACCGGCATGGAAAGAAACGCAGCCCTTGGCGTCGATCTCAACCGAGTAACCGGCGAATTAATCGTCGGCTGGGCGCATGTTGAGCAGTGCATCGGCGATATCTTTTCGACCTATTTCGGCGAACGGATTATGCGCGAGTGGTACGGTTCACTCGTTCCTAAACTGCTCGGTGAGAATATAACGCACGATACAATCGTCAATTTTTTCGCAGCTATCACATCGGCAATCGACCAATGGGAGCCGCGTTTTAAGATCACAAAAATAATGCCTCTCTCAGTTGGCCGAGACGGCAAATTTCAGGTGCAGATTGACGGCGATTATCGCCCTCTTGCATTAATCGGAAACTATACATCGGCCGGTGCGAAGCGCATAACCGCTAACGGTGCAATTGGCAAAGGGTTGGTTATTTCATGATTAATCTTACCAATATCGGGCAGCCTGAAGTCATTGAAGCTATAGATTATGAAAATATTCTCGTTGACCTCCAAACTGAGCTAATTGAGCTTTTTCCAGAAATAGAACCCGTTCTTCAATTGGAAAGCGCACTCGCTAATAAATTGATGCAAGTCGCCTCTTATCGTGAAGTCCTTCTTCGCGCTCGCATCAATGATGCGGCTAAAGGCAATCTTTTAGCATTCGCGACCGGAAACGATCTAAATCACCTTGCAGTATTTTACGGTGTCGACCGTATGGAGGGTGAAGAGGATGAGGACTTCCGTGACCGCTTACATATAGAAGTAAAAGGCCGATCCACTGGTGGATCAGCACATTGGTATGCTGCTGCTGCCCGTCGTGCTGATGTTCGTGTGAAGTCAGTCGTCGTGTACCGTGAACGACTTCTACCTATTATCCACATAGCCGTTCTATCCAAAGAAAACGGTGGCATCCCAGATAAACAAATGCTCGACGCTGTAGAGGCCGTTGTGATGAGTGATCAGGTACGTCTGGTGAATGATACTCTAATAGTTGAGGCTGCTGTCAGTTCTTCGACAGACATTGAGGCAGACATTTGGCTCCTGCCGAATGCAACAACTGCTATTATCGATATCTTGCCTGAAACATTACGTGCAGCGTGGTTTGTTGAGGCAGGAGTTGGCTTTGACTTAGAGCCGTCATGGGTAGAAGCAAGACTACACGTAACAGGCGTAAAGCGAGTGAGGGTGATCACTCCGCAATCAACCCTAATTGCAGATCATGGTGTCGCGATATCTCTCGGCGATATAAAGCTGAACTTCAAAGGTTATGATTATTAATGACAAACCGGCAAGCATTACTTCCAAGTAATGCGACGGCGCTGGAAATTACCTTATCTCAGGTTATGGACAGAATGCCGGAGATTGGTGCCGGTATCGTCGCATTAAAGGGGTTCAAGTTTGACCCCAATAACTCTGTAATCCCGTATCTAATTCAGGAATATGGGCTAGAAGAAATCGAAGAGTTCTTCCCGATCCGTCGGGAGGTCATCACTGAAGGCGTGAAATGGCGTCGTCTTATTGGCACGCCAGAAGCGGTTCACATGGCGCTTCGCTGGATCGGCTATCGCGCTGCGATCGAAGAAGAGTGGGTAGGCCGAAAGAAGTGGAATACCTTCCAGCTCCGGTTCCGAGATTTGCCAGCAGCCGATCATCCTGACCTTGAGCGCATCGAGCGTATCGCTGAAATCTCAACTCCATTGCGATCACGCTTCCGCAGAGGCGTACATCTCTATGATGTCGGGCCTCTGATTGGTGACTGCACTCGGCTTAACTGCACCATGCTGGAGCGGGAGAGTGGCGTGGCGCTGGAGCCTGATGGTCCGATCTGGTCTTTTGGCAGGGTTCAAGAAATTGAACACACCCTGACAGAAGCGGAAGGACTGGCGCTCGGCAACTGGATTGCTCCGATTGAGGATGAATCTCTAACATTCCTCCAGATGACATATCCGTGGCTTGCAGCGACATTCCCGTGGGTTTCCCTGCCGACTGTTCAAAGACAGATCCTGATGGCTGGGTGGTTCGCAGGCAAGAGCATGCATGTCCGGTTCGCTGACAGAGACGGCCAGACAATTGGCTATCGCATGTGCAGGGCATCCCATGCCGCAAGGCAGAGGGCATCGGCCTCATACACTGTGGCAGGGAACCACTATGAGTCATTCATTGGCGGCACCATGCTTTATGTCGAGGCAATGACCGACTTTGGCGATCAGAACGGGGTCAATGCAGCAAATGTCTCCATCATCGTCGGAGCTGAGAGAGCGTCAGGTGTTAAGCCCGGCAAGCTGTGGCTTGAGCCTGATGAGCTTGTCGGCGGAACGGAGATCGTCAGCACTCCTGTATCAATCCCCTTGCGCACAACGGTTCGTGAGCAGGTCAAGTTTCTTGTGAGGTTTTAATGGCTTTTGAGCACAAAAGCGGCTTGCCGCATGCACATGACCGCGCTGCTGGTAAATCCGAGTGGAAGGGACTTGTGTTCTATGGCGACCGTCCTTTCATTCAGGCCGCCGAACTTAATGAAATGCAGACTATCCAGCGTGGTGTTCATGATCGTGTGTCTCGCCTTGTTGCAAAGGATGGTGATCGTATCGCGCATGCTGAAGCGTTCATCGATCTTGATGCTCGCACAATCACGCTGACTGCTGGCAGCATTTATGTTGCCGGTGATGTCTTCCCTGTCGGTGAGGCTGTGATCCATAACATCCCGCTGACCGGCCGTCTGGAAGTTGGTGTGAAGATGAAGACACGCCATCTCACTTCAGAAGACGACCCGACATTGCTTGGCCTCGTTCCAGGTACTGCGGCTGAAGGAGAGCCGGGCGCGGCGCGAACGATTCAATCAATCGCATGGGCGCTCCCCTATGATGAGACGGAAGGTGCCTTCAGTGCGGTGTACGTCATTCAGGACGGCACCATCCTTGATCAGACCGGGCCATCAATGCTGGAACCGGTTATGCAGCAGCTTGCTATCTATGACCGGCCTCATGGTCACTATGTCGTGGAAGGCTGCCGCGTGACGGGTCTTGGCGCGAATGCTGGTGGGCAGGAGTTCTCGATTGAACAGGGAGAGGCAAACATCTCCGGCTTCAAGCGCACTCGTCATGCTGCCATTCGTTTGTCAGAACAAGAGATCTGGGATGAAGGGGCAGTGCCGGGAGAGACGCACACCTATCCGGGCGGAGCCTCATACACATTCAAGGTTAACCAGCCGCCGATCAGTATGATTAACTCCATCCTGATCACCAAAGAGAAAACCGTAATGGTTACTCGCGGTTCCATTGCCAATGGCGTGGATGGTCTTCCTGACTCATCGGTCACTCAGATCATGAACATTCCCGGATATACTCAGGGTGTTGATTATCAGAGAATGGGCGATGCTGTCGATTGGGGTTTACCCGGCAATGAACCTACGGTCGGAACGTCATATGAATGTACCTACCGGTATCGGACGATCATTCAGGCGAATAGCTACACTCATGATGAGATCACTGTTTCAGGTGGAGCGACAGGTGGTGACGTAATCGTTGCCTACACAACTCGCCTGCCTCGCATTGATCGCATCGGGTTGAGAGAGGATGGATCTGCGGTTTACATCAAGGGCGTCTCTGCCCGTGCGAACCCTGTTCCACCTATCGTTCCTTCGGATGTTTTGCAGTTGGCAACGGTTTCGAATAACTGGATTGAACGTCCTGTTGTCGAGAATGACGCCATCCGTTCAGTTCCGTATGGAGAGATCTGGCGCTACTTCAATCGTATCATTGATATGGATCGCCTAGTGCAGCAGGAGCGGCTCAAGAATGACATCGATTCCCGTGAGCCTGTGGCTAAGAAGGGAATGTTCGTTGATGCGTTTGAAAACGATACCATGCGTGATGCTGGCATCGAACAGTCGGCAGCAGTGGGGAACGGAATTTTCCAGCTGGCGATTGTGCCGACTGTGCATCGTGTTCAGATGTTTAATCCGGTCACACTGGATTTCACAGAAGAAGTTATCGCGGTGCAGGATCTTAAGACGGCCTGCACCAAGATCAACCCATATGCCAACTTCACGCAACTGCCGGGAACAATGGACATTGATCCTGCTGTGGACTTCTGGACAGTGCAGCAAACTGAATGGCTCTCCCCTGAGACGATTAATCTCAATATGGGGCAGACATCGAACAGGCGAACTCCTCTGCGGGTAACAACCGAAGAGAATAAGCTTATCGATCAGCGCAGCGAGCAGGCAGAGTTCCTTCGTGAAATCCCCGTCGAGTTCAATATCTCTGGGTTCGGCGCAGGAGAGATTCTTGACCTCCTGACTTTCGATGCGATCTCGGTTCTACCGGCAGGAGGGTTAACCGCTGATGTTGATGGACGCATCCAAGGGACATTCACGATTCCGGCAAACGTAACAGCTGGGACGAAGACAATCTCTGCAGAGGGGCGTGGCGGCTCACAGGCCAATGCGTTCTTCACCGGCATGGGAACGATCAACATTGACGTTATGCGTCGTGTGACAACAATCCGGACATGGACATTTGTTGATGCTGACCCGCAGGCGCAAATGTTTGCTGTGCCGGAGCCGCGGCAAATGATCGGTGTGGACTTCCATCTTTGTCAGATCGGAGACCAAAACAAAGGCCTTCTGATTGAGCAGGTAACGATTGATAATGGCTACCCAACAACGGAAGTCATGGCTCAATCTACAGTCAGCATGGTCGGTGCGGTGGAGGGATGGAAACATGCCAGATACCGTCTGCCAGTGACCACGCAGTCTGACCGGAAGTTCGCTTTCGTGATTAAGACCGATGACAATGAGCATTCGGTTTCACTCGCAAAGCTCGGTGAGTTCGATCAGGATCAGCAGAAGTTTGTGTCATCTCACCCATATGTTATTGGCCCACGCTTCTCCAGTGTGAACGCTGAAACATGGTCTGCTCATCAGGATGAAGCTCTTACGTTCCGCCTCATCGCTGCGAAGTACACATCCACGACAAAGACTGTTGATCTCGGCACTATCGATCTCGATCAGTGTTCTGATCTCCAGATCAGAGCTGTGGTTGAGCTGCCTTCACCGGCATGTTCGGTTGTGTTTGAGGTCGAGCGTACAAACGGAACGATCTATAAGCTGCTGCCATACCAGCTTCTTGAGCTGACAGAGTATATCACGGAGACTGTAAAGCTTCGGGCTATCCTCACTGGAACAAGCAAGCTGTCTCCTATCCTGTTCGCGCCAATTGAGTTGATCTCAGGTACAATCAAAACGGAGGCAACATATGTTTCACGCGCTATGGCGCTGGGAACAAATGTGCGCGTGTCGGCATATCTCAAGACGTTCATTCCGGGCGGGGCAACATTCAAGATGGAATACTCCATCGAAGGTGGGGCATTCGTCTCGTTGCCAGTGGCCGAAGTCGAGCAGTTGGCGTTCCCTATGTGGTCAGAGCAGAAGTTCCAAGCCTCTAACCTATCGGGTCAAAACATCCGATTGAAAATCATCGCAACCGGTGGGCCATCTTCGCGGATTGCAGCCGGTGACTTTGGAGCAGGGATCTTCTAATGGCGGACACAACAACACACTATGACATCCCGCAGGTTGATCCTGAAAAGAACGTCTCTGATGAAGTGTTCGTGCTTATTCAGGCGTTCGAAGTGGTTGATGATGTTCTCTTCCGTCTCGCTCAAGAGATCGTTAAGAAACTCAACAGCGATGATGAGATTGCAATCAGCAAGATCACCAATCTTCAGCAGACGCTCGATGACAAGATGCTGAAAAGCCGGACGTTTAAGCTCACTGAGTTGACGGACGTTATCGGCGCTCAGGAAGCGATGATCAACTACATCATGACAAAAGGAGCGGATGGCTATGTCTTCCGCTCTGCCCTGTCGGTTCTTGGAGCACACCTTCACGACATCGCAGATGTCAGAGGGCTGCAGCCTGTTTTGAATACATTCATCGCCGGAGCTGCATCGTCAGTCGATGGCGAAGTTCCGGTATTCCAAAGCACGACAGGGAAGCAGCTTAAAAACTCAGGTGTCACCATAGCCTCTCTGCGGGACGGTGGGACTTACTAACAGTGTTAGGGTGGCATGAGATTTGCCACCCGCAATCATTTAATCTCGGAGGCGGTCACTGATGGCGTACCAGCAAAAGCGAAGCTCTGTAGTTGGGAAGGTGCCAACAGTCGCAGACTTCGGGAGCGATACCGGACAGCTCATTATCAACACAGCAGATGGTAAAATCTACATGCTGGTTGGCGGTGTTGTCAGGGCATTTACAAATGATGATGACCTGCCAGCTACGGCGCCTATCGGCTCTATCATTATGATGGCTTCTGATGACAAGATTGTTCCTCCGGGCTGCCTGCTCATGAATGGCGCACCCGTGACTGCAACATATCCAGAGCTGCGTGCTCATGGTATTGCTGCGGGTTGGGAGCGGAATGCCGCTGGCGATCCGCTAACCCCTGATATGGGCGGGTATATCGCTCGAGGCTGGCGTCCGGGTCAGTTGGTTGATGCTGGTCGTATATTTGGTACTGTGCAGCAGGATGCTTTGCAAGATCATGGGCATCCAATACTTGGATCAGGTGGATCTGTGGCTGCAACGATTGATGCCAGAGGTCTTATGGGGGGTAATGGTGTCCCTAATAGTGGGGACATTGCGTCAAACCCACGCTACAGAAATGCGAGTACAAATCCAGCTGCGAATAATGAGTCGTATATTGGAATTTCAAGCTTACTTACTAATACACGCACAGCAAGCGAAACCCGTCCAATCAACCGCACGTTTACCTATTGGGTGAAAGCTTATCCTGCTAAGGTCGATACAGGCTCAATTGATCTTGCTAACCTGACACGAGATATTCAGGGGGTGGCCACGTCTATTTCTGATTTGGAAAGCCTAATGCAGGCAAAGCTTGATGCCATGCAAAAACAGTTCTTTGGGAATGGCCAAGTTTGGCAGTCCGTTAGCCGCCCTGCCAATACTGTTTTCCAAAACACAACAGGTAAGACCATTTTCATTACTGTCAACATTTCAAGCGGCTACGGAACTTTTCAGATGTCGCCGGATAATGTG